TCTAACTCAAGTTGATAAAAGAAGTCATCGATAATGGTAAGCAGTTTTTCGCGAACTTTGGGATCGAGTACTTCTCGGATCCAAACCATTTGATTTAACTCGTCTTTAACCTCAAAACTAGACAAATCTATGGACTCGGGCTCCACATCTTCGGTAACGTGATGGCTCCACGCCTCATGTAGCTGCCTCATTTTCATGCGCTAGGGTTGCCAAGCATAATTTTTAATTCACCTTCGTGACCTTCAATGGTTCTTCGATACCAGCCATTGTACTCTGGATATTTTCCGTCTGGATGTTCGCCAAGCCATTCAATTGGTTTGGATGGGCCCAGAACTTTTTGTACAACCTCCGGATCGCCAACATATGGTACTCCGTATCTTGTAATCATAATATGCGCAATTGCCTTTGACATTTCAGCATAGTGTCCTGGTTCATATAGCATATCTGCTGTTTTTTGCAGATATGCATCTTTTGCTATTCTGGAACCATCGTGACCAGAGCCAGTTAGCTTAACGCCATGAGGCTTATTCTTTCCGAAACGAACTACATCGGGGGCAGGATCATCATCTAAGTTCGCTGCTGTCCAGATATCAGCATCTGCTGGTATGTCCTTGGAATTCTGAAAATCAAAGTGACCGCCAATTTTTGAATATGCAGCGTCAATTAATTTAAATATCTCGTCTGTCAAGTCGATGTTCTCTGGATCATGGTCGAACTCGGCGGGTGGAATATCAATCCATTCGCCCTTATTTGCTTCATAATCTGCAAAGACTTTTTCTTCCAGATGGTTACGCCAGTTTTCGAATAACCTTTTCATATCTATAATTAGTTTTCTGTTTTGCTCTCGACCACCATTCTTTTCATTGTTGTGAATAATTCATCAAAGTTAAGTTCAATGAAGCCATCTTCCAGAGACATGGCTCTGAAATTAGTTAAATTGAACTCTGGAACAAAATTTTCAATAGCGTATTTGATTTTGTTCTTCCCTTGCACAGAAATGCTAGGGAGGTACAGCTGCATCAATTTATAGTTCTCTTGTATTAACTCTTTGTTCTCCAATATTTCTGTATGAACCTTAAGGGGCTTTTCAACCTTTTCACAGTGTTGAAGTATTTTTGTTAAAGTATGTGACCGATCCTCCGACAAGAAGCTAAAGCGCTTCGCTATCGTCGCCAAACCGGCGCCCCGAATTCCTGGCAAGTTATCAGACTTATCCCCGGCAATTGCCCGAGCTAGGGCAAAGTTGCTTGGGTGAATATTAAACTTTTCGACAATGGTGCTAGAAGTCATCACTTCTTTCTGAATCGGTCGAAGAACTACAGTCTCGCCATCACACAGTTGAAAGAAATCCTTGTCGCTGGAGACGATTACCTTTTGCCAGCCGCTATATTGAGGACTTTGCACCACTTGTGCGATGATATCGTCTGCTTCAACTTCGGGAAGCATCAGCTGTATAACCGCGAGATTATTAAGGTATTCAAACAGTCTAGTCTGCTGCCATACCTTATTTTCCATCTCTTCGTTATCGGTCAGGTTCCTGATGTCTCGATTCAGCCTAATGGGCTTTCTGCCCTCTTTATATCCCTTATTTACCAGCTTTTTCTTTCGTGAACCGCCTTCGCCATCCCAACAAATCACTATTTCGTCTGGACGGGTTTCTCGACAGAGTTTTTGAAGGATCTTTAAAAACCCCACTGTCCCGCCAATAGGCTGTCCATTTGTTGATAGCGTTGGGTTGACGATATACGCCCTGAAATACATATTCAGCGCATCGACAACCAATAATCTTTTAGTATCGCCCATGTAATAATCCTAGTTCTTGTTTTCTGCAAGCTGTTGCATCTGTAGTTCCTCGCCAAGTGACAATATATAGCAGTTCGTTATCGATTTTCATTGTTGACACAACGACGCCGACCTTACCGGCTCGGCTTACAACCCTATCGCCAATTCTCAGGTTCACTCAATGTTGCTGTCTCTCTACTGCAGCAAGAATAGCAGAAAGAGCGTTAGAGCTGTTCATTCGATGATCGCTACCAGCGGCAACTAGTGCTGCACCACTCATTTTCGAAAGCTGTATACTTTCCTCAAAAGGAATAATCTTGTCGGTTTCTGAATGTATAATGGTTGAATCGGCGCGGGCAGCTGGGAGGCTTCCATATATATTCCAAGCGGGTGCCACCAAGACCAGTCGAGCGCCTGCAGGATCAATGTTCATAGCCAACGCACCGCCCCTGCTGGAGCCCACAATCACTTCGGGCCCGTATTTATCAACATAAGCCTGGGCTATAATTTTTGATTCTTCAAAGTTGGTTCCTGCTAAGCTAGGCTCGACAACATCGTGTCCAGCGGCTTTAAGGTGTACTGGCTTAGCCCCTCCAACTTGAGATTCTAGCCCGTGTAAAAAAAGTATTCTCATTATTCTTCCCTCTGTAAATTAATTGATTCAATTTTTCCATTTGATGTTGTGTATACAACTTTTCTCACTCCTACGTAAGAAAGCGCAGCCTGACACATCGAACAGGGCTTGCTTATTCTTGCCTCCCCCATTCTATTAAGGCGGGCAACATATACGGTCGATCCGCTTGTTATCCCCCTGTCCAGCCCCAATACGCAGCCCAATTCGGCATGCAGGGTAGCATGCCCATCGTCGCGGTGCCTAAATCGACTGCCAAAAGAACAATAGCGATCTTTGTTATGAGCGGTATTTCGAATAGTGCCGCCCTTTACCAAGATCGCTCCATGACGAAATTTACCATATTCTGAATCTTTTGCTATTTCTAGTGCAAGGTCTATATACCCTTGAACCCTCTTCGATATGTCCATAAATGAAGACTCCTACCTAACCATTATAGCTAGGTAGGAGCCCATTGTCAAGGAACAAAATGAACTATCGGCGCCTTCGTTGGTGGCGTTTCTGGTGGTGATTGTGCGCTCGGTGGTGTCTATGCCGGTGAAGCACAGATCGGTTGTTGCTGCGATAGTAATAATGGTGATTATTCCTATGCAGTCTGTGACACACCACAGCAACTGGTAGGTTGCTAACATATATAATATGATTGTGGTGGTTGCGGTGCGGACTACTATAATAATCGCACGCCTCTGCAACCGAGGGAGCTAACACAAATAACGCTGCAGCGACAAAAAAGGGGAACGCCCGTTTCATATCTAATTCCTCTCTACTATAATTATATCGTAGGTGAAGAATTTTGTTTAACTTCTTCTTCATCAATTTCATAAAAATCAGAAGCAACACCTTCGCGGTTCTTAAACTTCATAATAACCTCTTCTTCCATTATCTGAATGACCCTCGCCCTGAACCCTTCATCCTCCAAGAATTCAAGCCAGCGAGAGGGTTGAAATTTCTGCTCAGTGCCGTCTTCGAAACGAAGTGTGTACCATGCTCCCGATTGAATCATGTGGTCCGATCCCTTAATTGCATCAAACCAACTCAATTCGTCTTGGATTCCAATTTCGTCACCCCATAGGATCTTAAAGGTACACTGTCTTCCCTCTGAGCCGAATCGGCTCTTTTTCAGCGTAACCTTGACTTCTGATCCAACTCTAAAGCCACGATCATCTGTAATAAAGCTAGCTTTTGCCTTGCGACCGGTTAGCCAGATGCGAAGGGAGTACGCATAGATCATCGCCTTACCTCCGGGGGTCATATAGGGCTCTACGAGCGCCTGTGAGGGGTTTCTGGTGATGTTAGTCTTGAGCTGGTTGAGGACGAGGAAAGTGCTCTTAGAATTGGCTATAGGCACTGTCAGCTTGGACATGCCTTTTGCCAAAATTCGTGCCTTGACTGCCATTGATGACAGCGGGTTGAAATCTCCCTCGATATCTGAAACTGCTGGTGTCAAAGCCAACGAATCCCAAATAAACAACATCTGGTTATCATTGGTTGCCAACAGGTCCTCAATTGTCTCCAATACAAACTCTACGGAAGCTGCCTGGATATAAAGTAGTGATGCAACATCGCACCCAGTACGTTCCAGGAAAGCCGGATCAATTGCAGATTCAGAATCGAAATAAATTACGTCAATTCCCATCTTTTGTGCGTTTGCAGCAACTTGTGCTGCCATATAAGATTTGCCAGAAGATTCCAAGCCCGCAATTTCAACGACCTTGCCAACAGGGATTCCCGCCAGCTGACCTCGACATACAATCGAGTCCAGCCAACGGGATCCTGTGGGAATCCATTCTTTAACCTGGGTTGGGTTGTCTTCTGTTAGATTGTGTGCGACTTCAATGCCCGCCTTCTTATTAATAAGCTGGCGCATTTGATCAATCGACAGTTTGCCCGCCTTTGTCTTGCTAGATCTTGCCATTTGTCCCTCTGCTAAAGATTTGTTGAGACACCTGATAACCCTGTGCCTCCCTGTGGGTCAAGAGTGAATGAATATAGCTATCGCTAACTATTTGCAAGCTGGTTGAACGCTGCATCCACCGAAGAAGCCTCATTGTACTTCGTTGTTTCGGAGGAATTGTCCTCGGCCACCTCGTCGGTTGAAAGGAATTCGTCAAGAATAGCCTCAACCTCAGAAGTCGACTTCCGCTCAAATAGAGTATCGAAATCCGGAATCGCATCCAAAAGTTCTCGACACTGGTCGTCGGTCATACCCTCACACAAAGTTGAGGAGCGACGACGGGGTGTAAGCTTTGTCTGCGGGAAATTCGCTCCCGGCGGCTTGCCATAGACTAGAGTCAGGTCAGTGCCAGCCTCAAGGTCAGTAATATCACCATATTCGGGATTCAGCACGAGTTGCAAAAGCGTCTCGTATGCCGTCCTCCCATACCCCCAGATGCGGACACCGGATTCCTCTTCGCCGCGAACAAGCACGGGTGAGAAGAACCTTTGGCGAGCAAAGAGACTCTTTGCCATCTTTACGCTTTCTGTGGTTCCCTCTTGATAAAGCTTAAAAGCAAAATCACAAACGGGACATGTATCACCAAAATTCTTCTTGGGACATAAGAATCCTGGGTTGTTTCCTACATTATAATGAAAATAGTTTTCCTTGAAGGGATCTCCATCTTCTGTAGGGACGATTCGGATGACCTGTTCGCCATCCTGCGGTCGCCAAAAGACCGAAGAGCTTCCGCCCCCTCGGGTCTGTGCCGCGGCGAGCTTAGCTCGCATCTTTTTTAAATCAATAGCCATTATAACCTCCTGGTTGTTGTGGGTGGCTACCCTAAAGTGTGTTCGGTAAATCTCCCGAACACCTAATCTATATT